CCCCACCAAGCCAATCACCAATAGAGGTGAAAAGGACTGACGCCTCTTCGAAGTCACCAAATAGGATCTCGAACGTCTCGGCCCATCCAGAGCCGATAGCTTCCTTAGTGGTGTCGACTAGCTGACTAAATGTTCGAATCTTGGTGGCGGCGTCGAAGGCACCCTGAGCAAACTGCTTAAGTTTATGCGCCTGCTCCTCAGAATAACCCATCTCAACGAGCTGAGCCTCAGAGAGGTCATTCGTTAGGGCAGTAAGGGTGGTCGTCATGACCTGGGCAGTAAGCCAGTCTTCCTTCAGGGATTCTCGGAAGTTCCCATCCTTAGCAATAGCCTCATCGTAGCCAGTACCCATCATTCGGGAGGTCTCGATAAGGGCATTCCTGAATGACTCACCGCCCATGCCTGCCTGGACTAGCGAGTTCCAGTCCTGAAGGTGGACAGCGCCAGCCGCGATAGCCTGCGAGAGCTGGGTGTATGCGGTGGCTGTCTGCTGGGCGGTTGAACCAGAGGCTGCCGCTAGGTTAGACAGACCCTTAATTGATGCAACGGATGTCTGAAGATCGACACCAGCTGCGGTGAACAGACCAATGGCGTGAGTCATGTCGCTGAAGCTGTACACCGTCTTATCGGCATAGGTGTTCAGCTCGGCCAGAGATGTCTTAACCTCGCTGAGGGTGGTCCCCTTCTCGACTGTGTTGGCCATAATGGTCTGAATGGCTCTCATTTTGAGCTCATACTCATTAAAGCCGTCTTTGATGGTTCCGATGAAGCCGGAGACCACGCTTCGACCCGCGTTTAGTGCCGCAACACCGATTCCGCCGAACGCAGTTACGGCAAGACCCTGCATGACGGTCATGTTCTTGCCGATATCGAGGGCCTTCGTGGCCAGATCGCCTAGAGTCGTATTCTTAGCTATCTCGCCGATTCGAGAAAGACCATCTGCAGCACCCTGCATCTTGAGGGAATCCTTGAGTCGATCCATGCTGGACGCGGATTCCTTGATTGCGGACAGGAACTGCTTGTTGTTCATCTTGAGCGAGACTACCCGCTCGTCAATAGTTGCCACTACTTAGTGACCTCCTTCCAGGCCTTCTTCGCTATCTTGTCGAATACGGGCCTGATAGCGGGGTTGATGTAGTCTCGGCCGACGACATACCCGCCATTACGGGTTCCGTGACCATATTGCAAGATGACAGCGATGTTTACGCCGTTGTTAACGTGTGAGTTTGTCCAGGTGATCTTCCAGTTCTCGCCAGTTCTGGTGACTTCGTAGTTCCAGCTAGCTGCTGTCTCGCCCGACCTGGAGGGGGTCGCCGCCTTGAGAGCAGAAACCCCCTCCTTGCCGAACTGATTCATGATCAGAGCCAGGTCTAACTTCGTCATTCTGTCAAACCAATTCCTGGTGAGTTTCCAGTCTCCCTGACTCTCGATCGTGATCATGATTCTCCTAGACTCGAGATTCGGAGTAGATGTTAGCCACTCCGGAGACCATGCATCCGACAGCACCCTTGGCTAGGGCGTCATCGTACGCTTGCCTTGTCGGGCAGATGTGCCCCCATACGGGCTTTCCGAGGGCGGTAGTTCGTCTCCAAACCTCATTGCTGGCTTCCCAGGACATACCGATGTAGTCCCAAGGTTTGTGCCACTCGTTGATCCGACCGTCAGTAACCTGATCCGGGTAGGAGTACCCCCAGCACTTCCATCCATCAGACTTCCACTGGTTGGCCAGCCATCCGGCATCTATCGAGAACTTCCAGATGATTCGCCCTTGGGCATCGGTCGGGAAGAACTTCTTCAGCTCCTGCCACTGGGCGGCAGAATACTTCGGATCGAGTACAGTGATATGGCTTGAGCCGTAGGCCGCGAAGTACTCCTCGACAGTCATAAATGGCTCGCCGATGGTGGTGTACTTCTTGATCTCCGCCCAGGTCATTTCAGTGACGGGGGTATCCGGAGCAGACTTGTCGACTCGCTGAAGAGTTCGGTCGTGGTTGAGGAACCATACGCCGTCCTTTGTCTTCTGGCATGAGACCTCCAGAGCCCCTGCTCCGAACATAACCGCATTGGTGTAAGCTCGCATAGAGGCCTCAGGCCAGCTGACTGATCCTCCTCGGTGAGCTACGAGGAAGCCCCGAGTACCCAACATAGTATATATATCGCTATAACCACGAGGAACGGCTCGCATAGTGGCGGGGGCCAACTCGTTGTTTCGGTATACAAATACTAAATTAGATGATCCAGAGTCGACAATCTCAACCCCTGGCGTTTTAATCTCTGGTGGAGCCGGGTTTGATTCTTCGAGCTCAACCCATGCGTAAGCCCTTGCCCCAAAAGTCTCCTTGACCGAATTGGCTATAGCACCGATGGTCAATGACCATGGACCATTGGTTACTCGCTTACCCCCAGTAGTAACATTTTGTGCCTCAGGTGGGTACCATACTGGTTCTTTTGTAGACGAGTATGCGTGATACTGAACTGCTACGAGGTTCTTCTTAGCGGCATCTAAGGTCGGAATACCCGGCTGCCATTGATGTATCGTGTAGTTAGACACGCCTTCGATAGAGTAGAGAATAAAATTTTCTCTAGCCTCGGTTGGAGAATTGCTGTTGAATTCAATATTCTGATCCAGGTCCTCCTTGGCGCATCGCTTTACAGCTACGTACCCAGATCTTCCGCCTGCGTCACTGGTGTACTTAAAATCCCAACCGGCAGGTGGCCTAGCTTTAGTATTTCCATACTGTGAAGCATAAAATACAACCAGCAGGTCCCCGACCTTAACTCTACTTCCTAGCAGGTAGTAAGTACCAAAACCATTGGCTTCTGATCCACGTCCGCCAGAAAGATTAACTATCAATCCTGGTTTGGGTGTCTCGTAGACGTTGAAGTTGTGGATCGTTATATCGTTCGCCGTAGCCG